TTTTTAATTTTTTAGTTAAATTTTTTTGTTTTAATTCTAAGTTTAGAAGAATCATAACCGCTTATTGACTTGACTTTTATTCCATTTACGAATTCACCTGTACCAGTTTGTCTGGGTTCTGTGCTAGGATTTTTAGAGTTACTAACTATTTCTTTAGTAGCATCTGTTTTTCCTTGTTCGTAAAAATGATTAATAATCTTGTCAGCATTTGAAGCGATATAAATAGCCTTGTGATAACCTTTCGTATCTTTTATATTACCGCTTTCGTCAAGAAACTTTCCTACGAAATTGTTAATACTTGATTGGTTCTCTGCAACTTTATCAGGATCTTGTAAACCATACCTAAACTTCTTTTTACCTACATTGAAGTCAAAACCTTTGAATTCATTAGTAAAGTAATCATTTGTTTTTGATTTAAAGTCCGAATGCTGTTGCTCAGCCATCTTTTGATCTTCTTGATATCGGTTGAAAAACTCTGTTGCTTTTTGTTGTTCCTGAGTAACGCCGGGTCTCAACTTGATTTCGTCGTAATATTTACTCTTGGTATTTTCTAAAAAGCCTTTTGCTTTTGCAACTTCTTCTTTAAACGCAAGTTTCTTTTTGCGTATATTTCTTTCCTCATCTATGTCTTCATCATAATCGTAGTCCTCTAATAGCAGGCTAACGTCATCTGATTCTAAATAAGGTTTTGTTTGTTTGTAATATTCTTTTAATAGTGTTTTATCATCAACACTTGAGTAGTCCGCGTTTAATCTAACGTAGTCTTCCACTGATCCACCCGTTTCTTCCATAAAAGTAACAAGTTTATCTATGTTTTCAGGTAACACTCTTTGTTCAGCTACTTGCTTGTATTCTTCAGCAGCTTTTTGTAATTGATTGTTCGGAGGCGTATCATCGTCTTCGTCTACAATTTCTATAATACCATCTTCTTCAGGTGTGTCGTTAACGACTACAACAGGTTCTTCAATCACATCTTCTTTAACTTCTGGTATTACTACTTTAGCAACTTCTTCAGCCACTGGATCTTTTACTTCATCTATATTAACCTTTATAGGTTCATTAGATTGATTTCCTAACTTTTTAGGACTTGTTTTCTTGGATTTAATTTTAAAATCCCCTTCTTGTTTTACTTCTGACATAATATAATATAATTAAATAATTGTTTGTAATTTTAACTAGGACCAAATTCTTCCAAACCAAAACCTCCTAACACGTCGTTACCAGATGATTCAAAATCCTTAGGTAATCCTTCTGTTTGTCTTTGCTGAATCAGCTCTGATTGCTGTGTTCCTTGTAATTTTATTCTTTGATCTTTTCTGTCTTCAATTTCTTGCTCTTTCGCTTTTGCTGCACCCATCTGAGCCTGAGCTAGTTGTATATTGTATTGAAACTCTTCAGCCATTAGCTCTCTTTTTATTTGAGCCTCTGTTTGCATTCTTTGTATTTCAAATTGAGACTTAGCTTGTTCTATACTTACTTTTTCTTGAGTTAAAGCTTGCTGCTTTTGTACTTCAGCCATCGCGGCTTTTTCAGCAGCCTCGGCGTTTGCTTGCGCTTGCGCTTGAATATTTGCTTGCTGTTGCTCTTGCTCTCTTTTAATTTTTTGTTTTTGTCTAAGCTTTAGAAACTGATTAGCTAATTTTATATTTTTAATTTGTCTAATATCTATAGCATCTGATAAAGCTATTGCTCCTGTTTGTAAGGCTACTTGAATATTTTGTTCAAGCAAAGCTTTTTCTTCTTCTTCTGGTTCTAACTCTAAATATATACCAAAGTCATGCAGCTGTAAATTCATTAACTCCTCTAATGTTTTTGTATTGAACGTACTTACCGCATTTGTTAAAGCATTTTCTGTTAACGGGTTTTCAATAACATCTGCTACTTTAAGGCTTATATTTTCACAAGTTCTAACAGTTAAATAAAGTAATGAGTCCAGTATATGTTTAGTCGCTATATTAGAAGCGTTTGCTGCCATTTTTTGCAAGCCTACTAGTGAGTCTTTAATTGGAGCACTTCCGTCTCTTGCTTCATTCAATCCGGTTACATCCCTTATCATTTGTAAATAATATTGGTATGTACCTATTAAACTTTGTATTTTTGCTTGACCACTTGAAGATGATAATTCTTGAACAGGTACTTTACCTCTATTCAATTCACCGTCTTGGGTTAATGACCTACCTACAACAGAACCTGTTTGGAAATACATGTTCAATGCTTCCGCTGGATTGTATGTTGTACCGTTACCTAAATCAACTTCAGCTAAACCATCCATATCTAAAAATACACCATCTGGCACTATTCTAGACATTACTTGTTGTAGTTTAAGGTGTGTTATTTGGATCATATCAGCAAAGCTAGTAATTTTACTAACTACTGATTCTATACGTCCCTTGTACATTCTAGGGGCAGATATACAATAATTCATCACTACTTTAGTAGTATCAGCGGTTGGCCTTGTCATGTTTTCAGCAAGTTTCCAGTCCAGCATTATATTTGTTCCTAAGACCTTTGCTCCTGAGTATAAAACTTCTATAGTTCTAGATATTCTGTCAAAGTTATCATTAGCAGGTGGATTAAATGTGTCAGGCTTTTCTAACGTTTTTTCTAACCCTTGATCTGTTTTCTTTATTTTAAATACCTGATCTGAATATGTTTTGTATTCAAAGTATAAAACCTGAATTGTATTAGAATCGTAGTTACCCCAATTGGTCACATATTGTGAATTACCCGGCATATCTTGAATTCTTTGCAGTTCGTCAGGAGATATGGTTGGGAATTGTTTTTTAAGTTCCGCTAAAGATATTGATTTAACTTCGCCTACATAATATATGTCTTCGAAATTTGGATCTTCAGTGTATGAGTAAATCATGTTAGCAGGATCCACATAGTCAGTAACTATACCTTCAGCCTTGTTAAAAGACGTTTTAACAGCTCCGATTCCAATTGTAGTTAAATCTTGAGCTAAGCGCTTTTTTATTTGATCATACTTATTAAAAGCTAATACATTATTTATAACTTCTTCTTCAGCAACTTCTACATTTTGCTTAGCGGTCATTTGAAGATGTACGTCTAATTCTTCTTTGCTCTCAGGAAGGTCTTCTAAACTACCTGTAGCTGCCATATCCATTCCTAATTCTTGCTTAATATTTTCAAGCATAGGCCTAGCATTCATATCTTGCTCTACAGCGGCTGCGTAATCAGTTCTACTTTTTACAGAAAATGGATCTTGAGCAAAAGCATTTATTTCATAACTCTTATTAGACATTCCATTTACAACAATATCAACAAACTTTGATATAACTGGTATAGGTTTCCAATCTAAATTAAGATATGACAAATCACCGTTTATCGATAACTCATCTTTATACTTTTGTATTGGTTGCTCTCCTCTAGCATATAAACGTAATGAATGAAAGCTATTCCAATTGTTTAAGTATCTATTACCGTTACCTCTTCCTTGATTGAACCATTCTTGTTCAATAGCTCTAGAGACTTGTAAGCCGTAATCATAACTAGCTTTTACTTCGTCGCTAACAACCTGGTTAGGGAAAGAACTATCAGTATTTGTTTGTATTTTCATTTATCTTAATATTTTAGACGTAGAACCTCTATTGTCATATCTTTTAATTCCTAAATCGTAAATCTTTTTTTGCACTGGACTAACTGGTGAATATAGGTTTTTGTTACAAGCCATTATTGCTAGCCCTGAACTTATAGAAGCATCGTGCTTCGTTCTGTTATTTATATTAAATTTACCCCAATCTTCAAGTGTTCTTTGGAAATACATATCTCCATAACCTGCTTCTGTTCTTCCAACACAAGTTTCTATATATGATTCTATAGCCGCAGCATGCGCTTGCTTTATATCTTCACTGGAGTTTGGTATACCACCTATTTCTCTTTCAGTTACAGATAATTTGTTTAATCTTTTATCAGGCCTATTCATAGAATAGCCTCTGTAGCCTCTTCTTTTAAAATGATACAGTAATCTAGGTTTATTGTTTTCCGCAAGTATTGGCATACCGTAAAATATGCAAGCCATTAATACGTCTTCAAAAAATATCTCAGCAGTTTGTGGTCTAGCTATATATTCTAAAAAGAATCTGTTAGGCGGAACATCTTCCATACTAAACTTAGTTAAACCGTGTAAAGCTCCGTTAGAACCTCTTTTATCAACTGTACCTGATATATCATAACTGTCACACCCAAAAGCACCGCAGTGTTCGTTACCTGGATATTTTGTATTACCTTTTACTATAACCCTATTTTGAAGACCAATATTAGGAACCCAACTAACGTTGAACCTACCGTTTTTATTTGGTACAAACATTACCTTAGTGTCTTTTATACCGTTTTCCCACATAAAACTTCCAGTGGTTATTATCGATGTATTCCTAAGATCTTCATTATAATCTATTTGTTCGTATATCTTTGTTAAGTTAAACAGCGACTGTTTTGCTTCATCTCTAAAAGCGTGTTGCTCTGTTCTTGGAAACTGGCGATAGTATTCATTTAAACCATCTTGATCACTCTTTAATCCTTCAACTTCATTTTGCCAGTAACTTATTACCCCTTGCTTTATTAAAGATCCGTCAGGCGATTCTACTGGGTTCTTTGGGTCTTCGAATACAGGAAACCCATAAGAATCAATGTATCCTTCGTAGTTCCATTCCATAGGTATGAACAAACTATAGAGTCCCGAACGAGTCTGTCCATTGGCGTTTCTGCTTTTGACATCTGAATCATAATATAGTTTTTTAAAATTCTCTCCTCCTTTATCTAAAGCATTTGAGGTTGAACCCATCATACACTTACCTATAATTCTAGAACCTAGTCTTAAACAAGTTTTAGTTACCCTCCAGTTGTTTAATATATTTGTAGGTCTCTCCCACTTTCCACTTTCATCGTGTACTAGTAGTTTTAATTTTTCACCGTCGTACGAGTTGTCCCCAGTGTTCTTCCAGTCGATCGTTGTATCGAGACCGGTAATCTCCTGTAGTTTCTCATTGGTGTCGAGTTTCTTTCTGGTAAATTTCGACGCTGGTACTCTGTACGCAAGCTCCGTCTTCGGCCTGTCCATACCGTCCTGGATTGGTTTGAAGAAGAAGGGGTAATTAACCGATATGGGTACGACCTTATCAGTAAACATCTTTTTAGCGTCTGGTCCTGACTTTGATAAAATGCCAAATCTTGAATCTGTGGATATTGTTGCCTGATTAACCGTCTCGCCTGATGCCATGAAAGAGAAACCTGACCGTCGGTTTTTAAGATAACACATTCCGTAACACCGTACATCTGCTTTACAAGCCTCCCAGAAGATATAGAATAATCTGTTTGACTCTCTAAAGTCTGGCTGCCCAACATCAATTTTGGACCACTGCAAGTACATGTAGTGAGTGCCAGTAATATAAGAAGAACTGTCTTTGTTAAAAAACCAAAAGCCTTCGTCACGCCTTTTAAACTCTGTGTCAATATAGTCATACCACTTTTCTTTAAAATCTGAAGGGTACTCATCCCAATCAAATACTGATTTAATCTTAGAAAGCTCCTTAGGATATTGAGTATGTTGCCATTTGTTTTCTTCAAATTTTACAACATCTTTTTCTTTTGGCAAGGCTATTTTTAATCCTTGTATTTCGTAAACTTCCCCTATTTGTCCGGTTTTACTAATTACAACAACGTCATGTTCTTCATTGTATCCGTAATCCCACTTCTTATATCTATTTAGCCTATTAACTATTTTAGGTTTTATATAGTCTTTTAATACTGTTACTAAAGTTTGCTCGTACATTACCTAGATCTTCCTTCTGCAAATCCTCTAAAAGCTTGCTTCATTTCTTCTTTAGCTTCTTTTGGATTATCATTTAATAAAGCCTCTTCCGCTTCTATTCTAGTAAGTATTTCGAAAGCATCAAATATCGCTAGCTTTTTTGTAGCTGCGGCGTTTTTTAATCTATCAGCTGTTATATCGTCTCCAGAATCAACGATAGCCTCTTTAGCTACTTTAATTAATTCTTCAACTGCTTTTTGCCCAGCTAGGATTATACTCTTCTTCGTTTCCTTCGTGTTCATACTTTATTACAATATCATTAGATTTCATACAATAAACTCTTTGATCATCTATTATAAAATCCCATTCGCTACCCGGCGTAAAGCCTATTGTGTCTCCTGGATTGATATTAAGCGCTTTTAAAGAACTATTACCTATTTTTAGTATACCAATAAGGCTTTGTTCTTTTTGTGATCTTAAAGAGTCATTATTTTTTAAAGGCATTACAAAGCATCTGTCTCCAAATGATTTCCAATCCCCTGTGTTTTTATACAAATATATTTGGTCTGCTGAACAAAAGTGCAAGTCCTCTTTAAAATGAGATCTACTTCTTTTCTTATTACCTCGAATATCATAAAAAACTCTAAATACATTATGATGTATTATTATGATGTCTCCTTTTTTTATATTTGTTTTAAAAGCTTTTGGTGTTTCAACCACTATAGCTAAATTATTTACAGACTTGAAGTCTTCAATTTTAGTGTTTAGTATTAATGTAACGTCGCCAAGCTTTACTTTGTTATCGTATCTATCGCCAATAGGTTTGACGATAAAATCGTATAGACTTCTCATTTAATATTCTAAATCATACTCAACGGATATTGCCATGTTAGAATTAAACTTCTTCCATGGCATTACCTCATTTCCTTTCTTTATGTAAATACTGTAAGAATTAGATTGTGCATCATGCAATATACAATCTATAGTATGTCCACCATAAACGTTTTGCCCTACTGAATAGTGCATAGCGTCATTCTTATAGTCAGAGCCTATACTTATTTTTCTTACAACAGAACTCATTATTCCGCTATTTCAAGAGTTTTTGATTCCTCTTGCTTAGCTTCTTCATAAGTACCATCAACTAAGTTTACGGTAATGTCACCGTACTCTTCCCTGATTTCAGCCTTGACACCATCTAATTCTTTTGCAGCTTCAAAATGTGCCGCTAGGTATTCTGCTTTTCTTGCCTCTAAAAACCCTACTTCTGTAAGTATAGAGTTCATTTTTCCT